TTTCTCAGAATTAGGCTCTCGCGTAATGTCTGGACTTAAAGGCGATGTAGCTATTCCAAAGCTGGCAACTGGCGTTTCTGCTGGTTTCGTAGCAGAGAATGGTGCAACCAGTGAAGTGAACGCTGTTTTCTCTCAGATTACAATGTCACCTAAATCACTGGGCGCGTTCACAGACGTATCACGCCTGCTGATGATCCAATCTGACCCATCTGTTGAACAGATTGTACGTGATGACCTGTTAAACAGCATCGCACAGAAGATTGAAGATGTAGCCATCGAAGGTGGCGGTTCTAACGAGCCTACAGGCATCACTCAAACTTCTGGCATCGGTTCTGTTGCTATCGGTACAAACGGTGGTGACCTGACTTGGCAGGCAATCACTGACCTTGTGAAAGAAGTTGAAGTAGACAATGCTGCCATCAACGGCAACACATTGGCCTACCTGACTAATCCAAAGGTTAAGAGCCATATGGCTTCTACTTCTAAGGTAGCATCAACCGACAGCATCATGCTGCTGGAAGCACCTTACAACAATGTTTACGGCTATAACTTGGCTGTAACCAACAACGTACCATCAGACCTGACCAAAGGCACACTGACAACTGCATCTGCATTGATTTTCGGTGACTTTAGCCAGCTTATGATGGGCTTCTTCTCTACTCCTGACATCCTGATTGACCCTTATACAGGCGGTTCATCAGGCGCAGTACGCATCCGCGTTATGCAGGAAATGGACATCGCAGTACGTCACGCACAGTCATTTGCGGCTTGCTTGGACATCGATGCCTAAATCTACACAGCGGGGGCGGTATAAGCCGCCTCTGCTATCTTTGCAGGGGATTTGTGATGAAGATTAAAATTACGCGCACTTGTATGGTTCAAGGCCAGCCAGCCGAAGCAGGCTCTGTTTTAGATTTGCCTGACAGCATCGCTCTGGATTTGGTAAACATTAACAAGGCACAGCCGCACGATGATACTACTTTGACTGACCGCGCTGTCGGCCTTACTAGAAAATCTGCTGGCTCACTTGTTAAAAGAAGTGCGAAGAAAAAATGAAGGTTTATATCTTAGAAGATTGCGTCGGTGGCGGTGCGGCTCTAGCAAAGGGCAAGGATTATGATTTACCGCCTACTATCGCGCAAAAATTGATTGACAGAGGTTTGGCATCTAAGGATATGCCAGTTAAAAAGCTTAAGGCTGAAAGCGAAGAATAATGGCTGTTGAGACCGCAGATGATAGAGCGATTTTTGTCGGCATCGATGATTTCGGTGTTGCGGCAACTTATACGCCATCAGGCGGTGTAGCTTCTACAGTTAATGGCATTTTTGATAATGATTTTATCGAAATTGATGCTGGCGGTGGCGTAGGGGTAGCGATGCAACAGCCACGCTTTCACTGTAGAACAGCAGACGTATCGACCGCAGCAGAAGGTGATGCGATTGTTATTAATACGGTCAGCTACATTATCCGCATAGTTCAGGATGATGGCACTGGCATGACGATGATGGTATTGGAAAAACAATAATGGCGCACGTAAGAAAGCAGATAAGGGATGCCGTAGTCACAGCCGTTACTGGCCTGACTACTACTGGCTCTAATGTTTTCCGTAGCCGCGTTTTCCCTTTAGAAACTACAAAGCTGCCTGCGCTTTGTGTTTTTACAAAATCTGAGGCGGTTGATTTTGACACGCTACATATACCGCGCTCGATAAATAGAATTTTAGAAATAGGTGTCGAGGCGTATGTATCAGGCACATCAAATTATGATGATACGTTAGATACTATTGCTGTAGAGGTAGAGGAAGCCTTAGCAGCAGATGTTACGCTTGGTGGCTTGTCAAAAGATTTGCAAGCTACCGCGTTTGAAGCGGATTTTGTGGGCGATGGTGAGCAAACCGTAGCCATAGGCCGCTTCACTGTTGAGGTGCAATACCGCACACTTGAAAATGACGTAGAAACTGCCGCTTAACAGGAGAATGTGAAATGGCAACTTTAGTGGGTAAAGACGGTGTTGTAAAAATCGGCAGCAACACTATTGGCGAAATCCGCACTTATTCTTTAGAACAGACAATGGACGTTATCGAAGATAGCACCATTGGCGATACAGACCGCACCTACACTAGCGGCCTGAAAACATTTAGCGGCTCTATGGATGTGTATTTTGATGACACAGACACAGGGCAGCTAGACGTACAGGTTGGCGATACAGGTACAATTAATGTGCAAGTAGAGGGCGATACAACTGGTGACCACCAGCTATCAGGTTCTATCATCGTTACAGGGCGCACTATCACCGCATCATTTGATGGGATGGTAGAAGCGTCTATCTCGTTTCAAGGCACTGGCGCACTTACAGAAGGCACTGTCTAAAATATGTCACTTGGTAATCAGATTGCGGCTAACCGCAATAAAGAAAGGCGCGTTATCGAAGTCCCCGAATGGGGTGATGATGCGCCAGTTCTTTTGTATGTTGGAGCGATTACGGCAGGCGATATGGACAAGTTACAGAGAAAGCACAAAGACTTTCTCAATAACATGACAATTGCAGGCATGATTGACCTGATTATTGCAAAAGCAGAAGATAAAGACGGAAACCGCGCATTTACGTTAGAAGATAAAATGACGCTGATGCGTGAGCCTGTAAACCTTATCGCAGATATTGCTGGCAAAATGTTTGGCGATGTTGAAAGCGTAGAGGAACAGGAAAAAAACTAAAAAGCGATCCGCTGCGGCTAAACATGATGGCTTTAGCGGATCGTTTACACAAAACTCAGGGCGAAATAGAAGAATTAAGCCTGTCAGAGTTTAATGAGTGGATGGCTTATTTTAAGGTGATAGAAGATGGCAGACCAAAATCTTAAAATTCAGTTAACAGCCATCGACAAAACGCGGCAAGCCTTTTCATCTGTTCGGGCTGGTTTAGGCCGCGTAGGCAAATCTATCGGTAATGTTAGAACAGCCCTAGCCGCGTTAGGCGCAGGCGTAGCATTAAAGCAATTTGCCACGCAGATAGATGATTTAGCAAAGGCATCAGGGCGGCTTGGCCTGACGGTAAATGAATTGCAGTCTTTGCAGTTTGCAGCCAGCCAAACAGGTGCATCAGCAGAAGAATTAGAAAAAGGGCTGACACGTTTTAGCCGCGCTATATCAGAAGCATCATCCGGCATCGGCACTGGCCTGCGCTCATTTGAGGCACTTGGCATCAAGGTTACAGACGCGCAAAACAACTTGCGGCCTACTAGCGAATTATTAGATGAAGTATCAGACCGTCTGGCGCAGATAGAAGCCCCTGCCGATAGGGTGCGTATCGCGTTTGATTTGTTTGGGCGGTCTGGCGTTAATCTTGTCAATACTTTGCAGAACGGTTCGCAAGAAGTTGAAAAGTTACAAGACAGGTTTAATGCCTTAACACTGGTTTTGACTGATGACCAAGCGAAGGCCGTTGAGGAAGCAAATGATTTATTTGATGCATTAGGCAGAACATTTTCATCATTTGGGCAACAGATTACGGCAACTGTTTTGCCGCCATTAGCCAACTTTGCAAAATTGCTGACACAAAAGATTGTTTTAGGCTTTGCGTTTGCTATCGATGCATCTAGGAATTTTGTAAATTTCTTTATCGATGCTTTTAACAAAATTGGCGAAACGATAACGGCTTTACCGCAAATTGATAGAGTTGTATTTGGCGAAGAATTATCAACAAACCTACGCATGATAGCAAATCAATTTGATTATGTTGATGATGCTACTGGTAGAGTCAAAAACAGTATTGATGATTTAACTGGCGCGACAGAAAACCTTACCAAAGGATTTAGAGAAAATACTTTTGTCGTTAAAAGCGTGGGTGTTACCTATGACGAAATCGGCAATAAGATTACAAATTTAGGTGAGCGCAGCAAAACCGCATTTGAAGAATATATAGATGCAGCGAATGATATGAAAAGCGCAACAGAAAAAATAGCAATTAACGGCATCAATCGTCTAGAAGATGCACTAACAGGGTTAATGAGTGGCACTATGTCTGCTAAAGATGCATTCAAATCTATGGCTAGCAGCATCATAGCGGATATTGCTAGAATGCAGGCTAAACGGATGATTGCTGGTTTTATGAGCGGTATGGGCGGTGGCGCAGGGGGAAGCGGTGGCGGCTTTGGCGATATTTTAGGTAGTTTATTTGGCGGCTTTAGGGCTAATGGTGGCGCGGTTAGTGCAGGCAAGGCATATGTCGTGGGTGAGCGTGGCGCAGAAATGTTTGTTCCTAATTCATCAGGGCAAATAATCCCTAATGGCGGTGGCGGTGTTACCGTGAATCAAACAATTAATTTATCTACAGGCGTTCAGCAAACTGTAAGGGCAGAGGTTATGAATATGCTGCCATCTATACAGGAAAGCACTAAAGCGGCTGTTATCGAAGCTAGAAGGCGCGGTGGCTCATTTGCTGCGGCATTTGGGGGTTAACAATGGCTGAAACTTATCCGCTTACATTTCCCACGCAAACAGGCGTAGCAAATATAGAATTATCTGCCCTTAACTCTGTTGCTATTTCACAAAGCCCTTTTACCTTTTCGCAGCAAGTGGTGCGTCATTCTGGTGCGCGATGGGGTGCGGTTATAAGCATTCCGACAACAAAACGTGATGATGCGGAATATTGGAATAGTTTTTTGCTCAGATTGCGCGGCAAATTTGGCACATTTCTGCTGGGAGACCCTAACGGTGCAACGCCACGCGGTTCTGCATCGACAGCTGCCGGAACGCCAGTTGTAAATGGCGCATCACAAACAGGAAACGAATTAGCAATAGATGGATTGCCTTTATCAGCTACAGGATATTTAAAAGCTGGCGATTATATACAGCTTGGCAGTGGTAGCACATCGCGCCTGCATAAAGTGTTAGAGGATGTAGATACAAACGCCTCTGGTGAGGCTACATTAAATCTTTGGCCTGATTTGCGTTCCAGCCCTGCCGATGGCGCAACTGTTTTAGTAAGTAACGCTAAAGGCCAGTTTCGTCTGAGTGACAATGAAACAAACTGGAAAATAAATAACGCTGGTTTTTATTCGATAACCTTTTCAGCTATGGAAGCACTATGACACGTTCTGGCGTACCAGCCGCATTTTCAAATGCATCGCTTACAGCGTTTTTTGCCGTTGAATTGGAGTTTACAAGCGGCACATTACGTTTTTGGAATGGTTATGGCGATTTAACTGTTAATGGTGATACTTATACTGGTAGCGGTGATTTATTAGGCATATCTGCTATTGAAGAAACCGCAGAAATCGGTGCAAAAGGCGCAACTGTTACTATGTCTGGAATACCCAGCTTTTTGTTATCGATAGCCCTAGCGGAAAACTACAGAAATAGAACGGCATCAATATATGTTGGCACAATAGATGGCGCAACTGTCGAAAGCTACAAAATCTTTTCCGGCAGAATGGATATGATGGATTTAGAAGAACAGGGCGAGACTTGTGCCATTAGCCTACAGATTGAAAATAAGCTGATTGATTTAGAGCGTTCTCGCGTGCGTAGATATACATCAGAAGATCAGAAAGCATTATATTCTGGTGATAAAGGGTTTGAATTTGTGAACAGCTTACAAGAGGCAAATATCAAATGGGGCGGCGGTTAAACTGGGAAAAATACCTAGATCAGCATATAGAGGAATGGCGCAATAAATCGTTTGAATGGGGCAAATATGATTGCGCTTTATTTTGTTTATACGCTGAAAAGGCTATTTGCGGCTCATCAAGATTTGACGATTTCATAGGCCAGTATAAATCTGCTGCTGGCTCAGTTAAAGCATTGATTAAATTTGGTGGCGGCAATTTAGCTGATACTGTAGCGCAAAGATTAGAAGAATGTGATATACTTACAGCAAGGCGCGGTGATGTGGCTTTAATAAATACGCCAGAGGGTGATGCGCTGAGTGTTGTGATTGGTGAGAAAGTTGCGGCTATGGGACATAATGGACTTATATTTTTGCCTATAAATGCAGCGAAAAAGTGTTGGAGAGTATAGATGCCACCAGCAATAATTCCAGCCGTTGTAGCAACAGCAGGCGCGGCAGCTAGCGCATATGTTGCAGGCACTGCCATCACAACTGCATTTTTAATTAAAACATTTGCCGTAAATCTTTTGTTAACAGCCGCGCAAGGTTCTTTAAAACCTGATAATAGCCTCTCTAACATTGGTGGCGGTGGCGCAGGGGCGTCTAATTTTGGGCAATCAAAAACTGTTTCTGTTCGTTCATCTAATTCTACTCGCAGGCTTGTTTATGGAGAAACAAGAGTAGGCGGCACTATTGTATTTATTGAAGCTACAGATGATGATGAATTTTTGCATATAGTTGTGGTGCTTGCCGCGCATGAAATACAATCTGTCGAAAGTGTATTTTTTGGCGAAAAAGAATTAACCTTATCCGGCAATTCTGTTACAGCCCCTAGTGAATTCGTGGGGGTGGCAGAAGTGTATCCTGTCACAGTGGGAAGCGTTGCAAACATTCCTGCGCCTTTATTAGCTACACCATCTTGGACAACCAGCCACGTTTTAGAAGGGCAGGCTTATGTATATTGTAAGCTAAAATATGACAATAACGCTTATCCTGACGGATTGCCTAACATATCTGCGCTGGTTCGCGGCAGAAAAGTTTTAGACACTAGAACAAGCACAACTGCATTTTCATATAATCCGGCTATGGTAATTAGGGATTATTTGACTGATACCGTTTATGGATTAGGTGCATCTGCAACAGAAATAGATGACACTAGCTTTAATGCGGCTGCTAACATTTGCGAAGAAAGTGTAACATTAGCAGCAGGCGGCTCAGAAGATCGTTATACATTTAATGGCGTTTTAGATACGGGAAACACACCGCGTAGCAATATTGAGCAAATGTTATCTGCCCTGGGCGGCTCTTTGTATTATTCAAATGGTAAATGGCATTTGAAAGCAGGCGCATATGTTACGCCAACTGTAACGCTTGATGAGAATGATATTGTCGGCTCTATATCTGTCGGCACTGCCGTATCTAATAGAGAGAGTTTTAATGCCGTTAAAGGGCAATTTGCTACAGCAGACACTAATTTTCAGGCTACAGATTATCCAGAGGTATCATCATCAACTTTTGAAACTGAGGATGGTGGCGAAAAAAAATATTTAAACTATAATTTGCCATTTACTACCAGCAGCCCTACAGCGCAAAGATTAGCTAGGCAAGTATTATTTAAAAACCGTCAGGAAATCAGCGTTAGTGCAAAATTTAAGTTAACTGCATTTCAATTTGCGGTGGGCGATACTTTAATGCTGACTAATTCACGTTTAGGCTGGTCGCAAAAGGTTTTTGAAGTTGTAGGATGGCAACTCGATTTCGATAAAAACGAAGTAGGGGTGCAGTGTAAATTAGCAGAAACAGCAAGCGGTGTTTATGATTGGAACGCTAACGAAAGCGCGTTTGCTAACGATAACACAAATTTACCATCGGCACTAAATTTGCCTGCACCTACATTAAGTGTTTCTGACGAGGCGCAAGTAGTTAACCAGAAGGTGACTAGCGTTTTGGTGGCAACGCCTACATCCACTAGCCAATATGCAGATTTATTTGAAGTGCAGGCAAAGAAGGCAACTGATACAAATTACATATCTTTGGGCATATCATCATCACCGCGTTTTGAATTGCACAATGTAATAGCGAACACTTTATATGATGTCAGAGCGCGTATTATCTCAAATCTTGGTATCAAATCTGCATTTGCGAGCGTTCAATATACTATCGGCTCTACGCCAGCCACCATTAGCGATGTGACCAACTTTAGCGTAAATGTAAATGGTCAGAATGCAGATTTAAGCTGGACGCCAGTAATTGACCAAAGCCTGTCGCATTATATTATTAGGCATTCGCCCTTAACTACAGGCGCATCTTATGGGAATGCAAAGACAGTAGCGGCTAAAGTATCACGCCCTGCTAGCACTTTGACCGTTCCGGCACAGACAGGCACTTATTTCATCAAGGCCGTAGATAAGCTGGGCGGCACATCTGCAACGGCAGACGAAAGCATTGTACTGGTTTCTGCACTACAAGGCTTTCAAAACGTCAGCACTATAGATGAACATCCTGATTTTGGCGGCACAAAGACAGATGTAATTATCGTTGATAATAAACTGCAACTTGATACCGCAGATTTATTTGATGACCCTGCTGGCAATTTTGATGATGCAGTGGGCTTATTTGATGGCGGTAATGCATCGGTCGTATCGTCTGGCACTTATGAATTTGAAGATTATATAGATTTGGGTGCTGTATATACAGCGCAGGCCACTTATACGCTGAAAGTTAATCAGTTATCGCAAATCACAGGCGCAACAACGAATGTCGGGGCTACTGATGTAGATATCTTTGTCAGCACTACAGATGATGACCCTGCCGGAACGCCTACTTGGTCAGCCTATCGGCAATTTATTGTGGGCAGTTATACAGCGCGAGCATTCCGCTTTAAAGCCGTTTTAAGCACCACACAGAGCGATGAAACGCCATCGATAGAGGAATTGACCATAGACATAAATATGGCTAATTCTACGCAATCGGAAAACGATTTGCAGAGTGGCACTGCGGCTGGCGGAAAGGTGATTACATTCCCTGTAGCGTTCAAGACACTGCAAGCTGTAGCAATATCCGTTGGCGATATGCAAAGCGGTGATTTTTATGCTATAACAAGTAAGAGCGCAACAGGGTTTACTATTGTCTTTAAAGATAGCAGTAATACAGTGGTAGATAGATTATTTGATTATGTTGCGACAGGGGTATAATTAATGGCACAGCACGATTACGTTATAGATAACCAAACATTTCCGGCAACGCGCACAGATTTAAATAATGCGCTGGCTGCTATTGTTAGTGCCAACTCAGGTGCTACAGCACCGACTACGACCTATGCTTATCAGCTTTGGTACGATACCACCAATAATAAGCTAAAGATGCGTAATGCTGATGATGATGCGTGGATTGATTTATTTGATGTGGATCAGGTGGCAGATACTGCTTCGCCTTCTGGCGCGGCATCTGGTGGCGGTGCTGGCTATTTTCAGGGCGAGAATGGTGCAACAGGTGATACCACTAACGGCAAGGGTGATATCTTTCGGGTGCATGAGCAACAGCTAGACACGGACACCACCATCGCATCAGGTGATAACGCTGGGGCTTTCTTTAGCCTGACAGTGGCAACAGGGGTTACATTGACTGTCAATGGTAACTTGGTGATAGCATGAGTACATTAAAAGCAGATACAATCGTAGCATCAGACGGCTCTAGCCCTGTAACGCTGACGAAGCAACAGGCCGCTAAACACTGGGTTAATTATGATGCTGTTAATCAAACAACAGATGGCTCGTTCAACCAGAGCAGTTTGACTGATGTTGCTACAGGCGATTTTTTTAGTACATTTACCAACGCATTTTCATCAGCAAGTGACAAACTGCATATAGCGGAAGCATATAACAGCACCAATGACACTTCTAGATATGCAGGTGCTAACAGAGGTGGGGTTTTTGGGCAAATAGGATACACTTCTACTGCAACTTTTAAGCCTTTAAGCACATCTTATGTTGTGTTTTCTACTACTTATGGCGCACACGCCACCTCTGATGGTGCTGAAAGAGATTTTGTTGCTTCGTACTGCATGAGCATAGGAGACTTAGCATGAGCGAGATACTTGTAGATAATCTCACAGGCAAGACTTCTGCTGGTGATATTACTGTGACCTCTGAGGGCGGTGCGGCAACGCAATCGCTACAGCAGGGGTTGGCGAAGGCTTGGGTGAATTTTAATGCTACAACAACTTCCGCTAGAGACAGCTTTAACGTTTCTAGTATTACAGACAATGGTACTGGAATAGAAACAACAGGGTTTACTAACAGCATGAGTAACGCTAATTACTCTCTACCTGCTCAAGGTTCTTTTGATATTACAGGAAGTACGCCAACAAACTACACTGGCTTAACAGTAAAACAAGGCACTGGATATAGCACAACATCATCTTGTAAAGTTGCAATGGCTTATATTACAAATACTGGTGGTTACATATCTGATTTTGAAATAGTTTGTCTTGGAATTTTAGGAGACCTAGCATAATGGCTGGAAAGATTATAGCAGATACACTGGAAACAGGTGCTGGTGCTGACATCGCCACCAACTATGTGGTGTTTGGCAGTGCGAAGGCTTGGGTGAACTTTAATGGCACTGGAACTATTGCGGCAAGAAACAGCCTAAATGTTAGTTCATTAACCGATAATGGGGTTGGTGATTATGATGTAAATATATCTTCGTCTTTTACTGCTGCGGATTATTCTATTAATGTATCGCTTTACCCTAGTGCTAGCTGGAATCAGCAACCTAGCATACAAAATCCTGCAAATAATACCAGTGGTCTTTTTTCAATTTTTAGCGCAAGCACATCAGGCACTAAAAATGACACGCAACTATTGACTGCATCCACACACGGAGACCTAGCATAATGCA